CTGCATAGACAACTGACCGGCGTTGTTTGCAAAGTTTGCACCAGCGTTAGCCTGTCCTTGCATTGCGCCAAGGCCAATATTCGCCAGGTTCTGGTAGTTGTTCATCTGGCCGGATAGCCAATTCTGGCCGAGAGTAGGGGCGATGGTCGCCAGGCCATTCGATGTTGCCGTAGAACCAAGTCCGCCAGTTGCCTCTGCTGATGCCAGTTGTTGATAGCGAGCTTGGTTTGCAAGGTCTTTAAACTGGCCCGAGTTGTAATAATCACCCAGCGCCTGCTGCTGGCCGCCGAGCGTAGACAGGCCTTGAAGTTGGCTTACGTACTGCTGAGCCAGCGGGGTGAAGGGCGCAAGGTTGCCCATAATGCGGTCGAACTGCTGGTTTTGCAGGTCTGCAGCGTACTTGGTTGCATCAGCCGCAGCTCCAGCGCCATTATCCCCGCCCCCCTTGCCTCCTTTCTCCAGACGCAGTGGTTCTTCCCGCAACATGTATTTGCGGTTAAATGTGAGTGCAAAATTCATAATGTTGTCCTATCGGGAGTGTTTGGTGAGGAACTCGGTCAATTCTTCGCGGGTTGCAGAGTAAAAGGTGACGTCATCAACGCCTTTGAAATACTTCTTGATGGTGCCTACGCGCTGCAGGCCGATCATGGTGCAGTAGATTTGGCCGTGGCGAAACTTCCTGGCGGCGAAAGATGTGACACACTGGACGTTTGTCTTAGCCAGGATTAACCGCCAGAACTCCAGCCCGATCGCCTTACTGAATCCCCTAGCCTCTTTCAGATACATAGCGTGGCAGTCGAATGTGAGCGGCTGGATTACGCTGTAATAGACAATCCCGCCGAACTGGCCATGCACATGCACCTCGAAATAGCGGCAGGCCGGGTTGTAGTCGTACCCATCACCGTTGTTACTCCCGGCGATAATGTCCGGGTGGTTTCCTACGGCCTCTATCAGGTCGATATTTCGCGTTAGCTTGAATTCAATCATTTACTGCTCCGCGATCATCTTGATGGTGGTAGCCGTGAATGCCGAGCCGTTGGATTGGATGGTCATCGTGCTGCCGTTAGTAGCGAGGAAGCCGCCCTGGTCAACACTGAAGAATGTCGCCATCAGCACGTTGTCAGTGGTAGTGGCAGCATTTCGGCTTACAACGAGCGTGTCAGGAACCGCAGCGGAGAACGTCAGTTGCATGGAGCGGTTTGTTGTTCCGCCAGTCCAACTGCCGATAATCGACAGCTTAAAGTTGAGCGTTTTGTTTTCGTTAAAGACAACCATCTTGTCTGCGGTGGTGTCGAAGAACGGCGCAAAAGTGCCGGATGCTGGCGTTAATGCCTTCAGCAGCGTGACCAGGTTCGTAGCTGTAGTCGGGATGTTGAGTGATATACCGGTAAATGTAAGTTCTGACTTCTTTCGCGTAGTTTTGTATTCCAGCGCGGCTAATCGCGTTCCGTGCGCTGTTACCTGCGTTTGTAGCGACGTTACGCTGGCTTGCAGGTTGGTGATATTGGTTTCAGCAGTCGTTACACGTGTTGTCAGTGCGGCAAGGTTAGTTTGCAGGGTGACAATATTGCCCTCTGCCGTGGTAACTCGCGTTGTCAGCGTGGCAACGTTGGTCTGCAAGCCAGTGATTGCGCTTTCAGCGGTGACCATTCTCACAGTGAGAGCTGCTATATCATTCGTGTTCTGAGTGATGCGTGTTTCGTGATCGACAAGCTCAGCCTCGGCCGCCGTAATGCGAGCTTCATGATTTACCAGCGTCGCTTCTGCTGCGGTAATTCGAGCCTCATGGTTAATCAGCGTCGCTTCGGCGGCATCCAGGCGCACTTCATGATCAGCAAGTACCAAATCCTGCTCGTCGTTCTTTACCTGGGCATCCCATGCGCCTTGCCCGGCTTCGTTGGCTTTACCGGCTACATTGCCCAGGTCAGCGCCCTGCTGAACGACGTAGAGAAAGTAAGGTTGCGAGAAGATTTTAGGGAGTAGCGTTGCGTCAATGCGCGTGGCCTGCACGACGACAGGCACGTTTAAGTTGTCATCAGCCATTATTCCACCCGAATAGAGCAACCTGAGAGAGTCACAGGAGAGCGAGTAATTATCCTTACCTTGAATCCTATGTTTTTACGCACCCTACCAACCTTCGTCCAAATTGAACGCCGGTCATAAATAAAAGGCGCATTCCATGGAATCATTTGCTCGCGGCCATAGTTCGAGCCATCAGCTGTTGCAGAGATGAATAACCGTTCGGCAAATTGAGATACCCCGGTGGCCGATTCCAGTTCAAAATCGAACACTCTGGCATTGTCTGCCTTGAACATCGGAGTAAACAGCAAGTGCTCGGTCTGCTTGTCGTACTGCGACGAAGCATCGAATTTAAGCTGGCCCGTCACTGATTCGCCCTTATCGCCAACGGTGATTTGGTTTCCTTCAAACTGGAAATCGATACCGCGATACGCGTCATCAAACAGGCCGGTTTTGAGAATGCACCACTGCGGGCCGCTCTGGCTTGCGGAGGCGTCATAGCAGAGAACATGGCGAGGAAGGTGGGCGATAAGCAGCTCATGGGAATCGAACCGGATTGTTTCAAGTACACCTGTTGCCAATTCTTCCGCAGTGTAACCGCGCAAAACCTTCTCAACGGTGGCTGTAGCAATCCCTGAAGCCTGGCCGGAGTTGATGACATAAATCGATGGTGCTCCGGTAGCCTGGTTGCTGATGAACGCAAAGGAGTCCATAAACTCAGTCTTGCAATATGTCCCCGCAATACCCTTCTGCACCATCAGCGACGGCTGGGTGACGTAAATTGCGGCAGCCGTATCTGTTGCGCCGGTCAGTGAGAAGTATTCAATGGTGCTGCTGCCAAACATCACCACAAAGTCACGCCACACGCCGCAGCCGATAATTCCGTCAGGCTGAGACTCTGCACTGTAGAAAGGGCGGAAGCGATCGGGGTGCGACTCATCCTCAAGGTCGGTAACGCCAAATGTCTGCGTCCCGTCCTTCACCCACACATACCGGCCACGAGCCCGGCAGATATCTCGAACACTGCCAATGTCATATTGGGCATAGGTAACATCACCGATTTGCTCAGGCCAGTTCTGTAGCGTTTTATTGGTTCCATCATACCGATAGAGCGTCATTGCTCCGTTAGCGCCCACAGCCTGACTGGTGGCACTGTGTGCCATGCTGACTCGCCCACTTCCGGCGACATCTCCACGCTCAGTGCTGGAGTTGTAAATATTCCCGCCAAGCACCCGATAAACCACGCTCTGAACAGAGTTGAACTCAGCGCCTCTCGATGTGCCAGCAACATCCGACCGCTTTGCTATACCAGGAAAAGACCGCAGATAGCCTGACGCATTCAGGACTTCTTTCGGTGTAGCCAACATATTCACTGGAAGCAGATCAACATAGTCAGCGTTGCGATAGTCTTTTCCGAGCCCTTTAGCCAGGGGGAGTTGAGTCGTCGGCATTATCTTCATCCCTATTGTGGAAATAGTTATGGCCGTTCAGCGTTAATAGCCGGTTACCAGAGCCGATTGGCATGCGGTTCGGATAACCCGCCTGGGCCTTGGCTTTCTTGGCCTTGCTGGCCGCTGATGATTTAACGAGAAGCTCTTTGCCGTAACGAGCGGTGGCGACAACTTTACCCATCGCCTCCATCACGTAATCAGGAGCAATACGCACGGCTAGGTTGTGAAAGACTGCGCTAAGGTGGCCCATCTTCAAGCCGTGGTCGTCGCCAGGATCAGGCGCAACATCATCAGCCGAGAACAGATAGCCAACGTCGATACCATTCCCGTCCTCATACCATTCAGCCATCATCATTTCGAGATCGTTGATGCCATCCTCAACTGATTGCGGCTCTACATCGGTAAGCGTTGCATTGGATGCCACGGCGATTTTGCGCAGCGCGGCAAGAACAAGATCACCCTTCGTTGTTAGGTTCATCAGTGCTCACCTTCTTTTGGCGGCCGGGTTTCTTTTTCTCAGGCTCAGTAAATGGACTCAGTAACTCATCCGGATGTGCAAACCAGCCAGCGCCGAGATATTCCTGCAGCTCATCTTCAGGGATGATCTCCCAGTCGTAAGCAACGCCTTTCCACACTTTGTTATCGCCGTGGCGAAATACCATCTGTGTCATGTTCTGCTCCAAATAAGAAAGGGGCCGAAGCCCCTTCTGGTTATGCCTGATTTGCCAGGCCGACGCCGATCGCCTCTGGTCGCACCGCCGTTGGTGCATACCACAGTGCAATACGGCACTTACCGGTCAGGGTGCTGATGTCGCCTTGGTAGGCCACTACTCCGTTAATCCCAACGTTCGGAATTGCGAAGCTCTGGGTTTTCATGCCAGAGAACAACTCGTGGTTGATTGGGATCGGCTGAGACACCAGGCGGATAGAATCATCAGCCCAGAACACGTTTGACTGTGCGGTCGTGGTGTTCAGAATGTTCACAACCATGGCGTTAGCCAGGGAGGTGTTAACGTTGGCGTAAGCCCTTTCTTCCGGCAGGAGTGCCGTATCGTCCAAAGCCACCGGCTTAGGCGTGATAGTGACCTGCGCGCCATTCACAGCAACGACTGAGAAGGTCGCATCCTGAGTCAGCACGTTCTTCGCCATCTGCGCCAGGAACTTGACGCCGGTGAAGGAGATTTTGTCGCCACGCTTCAGGCCGGTGCCGGAACTCAGCGTTACCACTGCGGTGCGGTTGTCCACGTTCTCACGATTACCATCGGTATCAGCAACCCACGCTTGAGGCTTGAACTTCTGCGCGCCAGCTACGGTGATGCCGGTTGCCGTTGAAGCTGGCAGCGTTGGCATTTTCGGAGAGCGGAGTACGTCGTTAAAACCTGCAACTTGGCGTTGGATGGTGCCTGACTTGTAGGCTTCTTCTGGGATGCGACCAAAGAAGTCTTTACCGGCCAAGTCCTGCCCTGCGCCGCGGTAGTCGTTCGCATTGAAGAAGAAAGACAGACCAGAACTGCGATTCAGCTCACGAGAGAAGATAAGAGATTCTGCTTCGGAGATGAAATCCCAACCAGTTGTTGCAGAGCCTATAGGGTCAGCACTGGCAACCACGAGGGAGCCCATTTCGACGGCCTGCTTGGCGATTGACGTTTCAACGTTGTTTGCCAACTTCTGACCAGATGCCTGGATACGGCGACGCAAGGAGCGCTCATCACGCAGATCATCCGCACGCAGGGTGAAGAAGTCGTTATCTGGGACGCCCATGTTGCACTTAACAGACAGTTCCAGGATTCCGGTAGCCTGCCCGGTCAAATCCCAGCCCTGCTGTGTTGGTGCTTCTTGTTCCAGCGGCATCCACACGGTGTTCTGTGAACGCTGCATGTCACCAGCTGGCGGCGTGTATTTGCCAACGCGTTGAGCCATCGGCGTGAGGTTTTCCACGGTCTCGATAATCTCATCGACCATGTAGGTGATTACTTGACCTTCGTTAAGAGACATTATTTGATTCCTTTAATCTGATTTTTAATCTTGCGGTAAGTCTCCGTGTCGCCCTTGCTTGCGGCCTCTTCCATCTTCTTCTGGAGAGAAGCCACGTTTGCCGCAGTGACTGAGCCATTGATAGGCTCATCAACCGCAGGTGCGCTGGATACTTGCTTACCGCGAGGCTTGAGAGTTAAACGTTCTGATAGCCGAGTGAGTTCAATCAGCGCTTGCTGCCCGTTCATAGCCAGGAGGCCACGAACTTTCTCTGGGTTTGAGCCCAGGTGGTAAATGAGCGCGGCGGACTTCTCAGGGAAAAGCGCCATGATGTCGGCACCAACTTGCGGTGGCACCAACTGCATGAATGCATCCTCTTTATCCTGGAAGTCAGGGATGTTGAGCTTTTCCGCCGTGTCATAGTGTTTGCGGGCTGCATCGGCGTAATGCGCTGATTGCTGGGTGAACTCCTGAATCTTGCGGCCCTGCTCTGCTACGCCATTGCTGCGAGCATCCATAGCCTTGACCTGCCAATCACTGTTAGCGGCACTGAATGCCGCCAGGGCGCGAGATTGGTCATAGTCGTACTTAGCCAGCGCCTCATCCGAAAGGAAGTCGTTTACGTCTGGCTGCTTTGGCAATTCAGGGGTAACCCGTAGGTTCTCCGGCACCTCGCCACGCTTCACAGATTCCATCTGTTGCTCAAGCTCACGTTGACGCTTGCGCTCCAGGCGTTTTGCTGCAAATTGCGCGTTGGTTGCCGGGTCTTGTTTCGGTTTCTCATCGCCACTCAGGACAATCTCGAAGCCCTCTTCCTGCCCTTCGCCAGAGTTGGCATTAACATCTGGCTGATTAACTACAGGTGCCGCCTGTTGGTTAACGGGCAGGTTTTGTTCTTCAGTTGCCTGAATTTCGGTGGTTATGTCCATGTCTAGCTCTCTCTTATTGAGGAATCTCGGCTGCTCTGCCGGAAGGTTGCATTGCTTGCTGCATGAGACCGGTTAAGTCCATGCGTTTTGAGTGGAGTTGTTCTTGCCCCTTGAGGACAAGCTCAGCGTCAGCGCGGGCTGCGTCGCCCTGCTTATTCTGGAAGTCGCCAAGCAACTTAAGTGCGTTGATGACGTCTTGTTTCTTGGTGCTGTCAGCAGATGCGAGGATTTCAACAACTCTCGCCGCCGCCACCTGTGCATCAGATTGCGCTTTGAATGCATCAACCTGAATGCGGGCTTGGTCGTTCTGAGCTTTCTGCAGATCGGCTTGGCCGGTAAGCAGAACACCTTGGGCCTGAACCATCTCGGCGCTTGGTTCCTGCGGTTGCTGTTGCGCCTGTTGCACCATCTCGATTTCTTCAGGTGTCTCAGGTTTCTTGAGCCCCATCGTGACGAGTTGCTTGTTGGCGTACTCGCGCATGATTTCTACGCCTTTTCCATCAAGCAGGGTGAAGTATTGCAGCATGAGCATTTGGAACTCTGGAGTTCCTTGAGGGACCTTGGCGAGCAGCTCAAGGATCTCCGCTCGGTTCTGGCTCTTCATGCTCTGGAATGACGGGCCAACATCGGTATAGGTTTCATACCGGCCACGCACATCGTTAAGTACAACCGACTGACCGGTCTGGTAGTCGATAACCTCAGACATCAGCTGCACGTCTTTCTCGCTGCCATCAGGCAGTGTTGTCATGACGGTGCGCGGAACGTCGTAGATATCGTTAACCATGGATGCGTAGATTTGCCCGTCACGGCGCATGGCAGTAGCAAGGTTGTCCTGGAACACGTATGTTGACAGGTCGGCCCGCATGTTCAGTTGGTTGACCGTATCAAACGCCACCTGACCATTAGCCGCGTCAGAATCAACGCCAAGCTGTGACACTTCCTTCACCGCATTGGTGGCCGCTTCCAGCATGTAGGCGCTAGCCTGCGATACCTCCGGGTTCTCCATGTAGGCAATGGGCTGCGCGGGCAGATCGCCGCTGTTTTCGTCAGTGCGGTTTACCAGGTAATACGGGTAATCGTCCGTGCCGCTATACATATGCTCGTAACCGGCGATTTGCTCCGGCCAGAAGAAAGGCTTCTTCTTCGGCGTTCTGGCTACCGTATCGGCGTTGAAGCTCATGATCATGTTGCGCAAGCGCTGACCGTCTTTTGTCAGCCTGACAACGCCCTCATACACCTCTTTGTCACCAGCAAATCCCCATTCGCCATATACCGGCACGATTGGCAGGTGCTCGCCGGCTATCAGTTCGCGTGACTTGAGGATTGCCGAGCTGGTGAGGATTGTCTTGTAGACCCGGCAGCGCTTAACCTTGCGCTCACCGACCTTGACCATGCCGGACTCTGCCAGCTCATCAATTACATCGGCAATGTCGCGTTTGAAGTAACTGACCGGCTCACCACCAAGCGGATCTTGATAGATGAATACAGTCTCTTTCTTCTCTTCGACCTCGTAGAACTCACCAACGTAAACGACATCTTTGTTCAGCCAGGGGAATAACCAGTTGCTATCTGGGCTCTGAAAATCCGGGATGTTGTCAGCGTCAAAGCCATAATCAGCAGCGAAAGACTCCCAGCCAGCGATACTGAGCGGCTGGATTACCGTCACATGCTTGGCGTCAGACTTGTCCATCAGCTTACTGTTGCTGTCCCAGATGACGTGTGATGCCGCTTCGTGAATTGGGATGCGGCGGATCACCTGGTTATTGCTGGTCGGGTCTTGGTCTTCGTACTCGGTAACAATGCGCCAGGCACCGAAACCGGCCTCTATCTGCTCACGCACTGCGATGTTCACCGCAATCTTCGCTGAGTTGTGTCGCATGTCAGTGCGATACATACCCATGAGCGTGTCAGCCGAGTCAGGCTTAGCACCGTCCTTTGGTCGATACAGGACGTCAATCGGGTTCTGCCGCATCTCTGCGACGAGTTTACGCACTACCGGGCGGACTACATCAAACTGGCCGCGGTATTGCAGCGTTGTGTATTGGTTCAGCCAGTCATCCCACTGCGACACACGACTAAAGAACAGATCGTTTGTTGCTTCGGTTCTGGCTTCATCGCTAGACATCCAATCCCGATCAAACAGCGTCAGGATTGCTTGCAGCTTGTCATCGTCAGCCATTATCTACCTCGTGGAATCGGCTTAATTGGGGCGGGCATTTTCTTTTCTTTTGGCTTTCTGATGTCGCGCATCATCTTGGCGAAACGGCGCATCATGTAGGCATATCGAACGGCATCAATGACGTCGTCGTTTGTCTTGGAAATCTTACCGTTCGCATCTCTGTGATAGAGGCGGAACTCTTCGAAGAATGGCTCGCAAGTGTTGAATGCTCGGAACCGGCTATCGAGCATGAGGTCGCGCAACTCAGCAAGGCCAGGCTCTACAGCGTTACCGCCATCGGGCCACGTAGCGTGTTCTGGCAGCATTTGGAACCCGGCATCGGCGTACTGAACCTTTAGCTGCTCACCGCCGCCCTTCTCGTGCTGATGTCCGTCATGCGGCCAGGCTACTGGTATCTTGCTGGCCCACGACTTAACTGCGCCCCAAGCTTGCACGGCGGTGTTCTCTGACTTCTTCCACACTCTTGCAAGATAGAAAACGTCCTCGTCTTTATCCCACCAGAGCTGAATGTGAGCCTGCGGGTGTCCCCATCCAAAGTCTTGACCGTCGATAACGTAGAAGTGATCAGGACATTCGAATGGCTGACACTTAATAGTCTCTTCCGGTATCTGGAATATTCGACCGCTACCCATCGTAGGGATGCCACGTGATCGAGCTTCACGCTCATGCTCTGGATATGAGGCGATAATCCTTTCTTTCTGCTCGTCGCTATAGTGGTCGGCATCGTAGATTGTCATCGTGACAACCTTCTGAGCCTTACTTGGATTCTTGGTGAATTTAGTAACGACTTCAGACATACCCATCAGCGGGGTAAACGTCAGGATTGAAAACTGTCCGTATTTGTTGGTACGCGTCAAACCTTCGCTGTAGATAGGATATGGCGGCTCTTCGTCAAACCACACGCCATGAATGGTGTCAGCCTGCCAGCGGGCTCGCCCTTGCGAATAAGGCTTGAAATATACGAGGCTGGCCCCGTCTTCCACCCCTTCAGCGTTATGATGGCGAACGAGAAGGCGGTCGATGAGTCCAGGGAAAAATGGCGACTTAACATAGCTGACTATATCGTCCTTGGGGATCATGCCATATCCAGGCTCATTCCCCTCATCGATACGCCCGCACAAAACTCGCTGAGTCGATTTAGTTACAGTCTCGTTCGTCTCCCCGCCAACCCAAAACACTACCGGCTCGTTGAATCGCCTACCCGTCCAATCATCTTTGTAAGCACCGTCATCAGGATAGCCTGCCGTTCCTGGGTAGCGGCCAGTAAGGTGAAACGCTACCTCTGCACCGCCAGTGAACGTTTTCCCAAGCTGGTTACCGGCCATGAAGCAGCGCTCAGTGAATTCGGCGCCGGCGTCCATAAACTCACGCTGTTTGCCATATGGCGCATATTCGAAAAGCTGGTGACTACGACGGTATTCATCTTCGACTTCAAGAAGCTCAAGCAACTCTATCTGCTCGTCTTCTGTCAGCTCATCAAGGATCACTTCTTCCACCACGGCTGAGTAACTCCTTAATCCGAGAGCGGCGCTTATCGCGATCTCCCTTATCAGGTGTCACGTCTTCAACTTGCGACTGCTCTTTGAGGCCCAAGTCACGGGCGATGATGTTTGCGTTCAGCAGGTCGGCTGCTGCGCCGGAGAACTTCTGGTCGTAGATGATGTCTTCTGCTCGTGACGTGACATCAGAAAAACCTTCCATTAACCGGAAGGTTCCCCATGTCTGCCTTGTGATATCCAAGAAGATGCACATCCCGGTGAGTGTCATTGCTCGCATCTTGGCGATTGGCTCTTGTGTTACCTCACCCTGATAAGCGAAAGCTTTCATTTCCCACAGCGGGTTTTCTTCTACCCACTGGAAGTATTCGCAGCAAGCCGTCCACAGAGCGTCAGCCGATTCAAATTTCGGGTTGCGCCCATGACTACTGCGGGCCTCCCAGAATCGGTTGCCCTTTGGTGCTGCCATCTCTCTATCCTCGTTAACTCATTATCCAGCCCACTCGGTGAATAGGCTGTGTAATTGGTTATGCGGTAACGCCTGAAGCTTTCACGGCGGCCAGCAATGCGTTGTACTTAGCCGAAAGCGTGGCAAAGTCGTTCTTGATTGCCGTGATAGCAGCATTTGTGGATGTCAGTGATGCGGCTGTGGCGTCGGTTGTTGCCGCTGTAGCTGCCGGGACTGCTGCGACAGTGTTACCGCCTGATGTGCCACCAGATGAATCAGTGATGGCAACAATAGCTGTTTGTTGTAGTACGCCACCGCGATCAGTTGATGTCGGCACCTTGTTACCGGCCATTGCTGTGGTTGCAGTGGTACCGATAGTTGGCGCAAACGTTGTTGGCTTACCGGTGATATCTGCCCAGGCTGCGCCGGTACCATTTTTGGTGTAAACAGCTTCAAACGCTGACTTACTCATGTAGAACATTGGGCCGCCTGTGCGGCTTACCAGATAGCCGGTAGCTACTGGCCGATATTGCTGCATGAAGTCGTCGGTAACGGTCACTACAGGGTAACTGTTCGTTGGTTTGATTTCACCGTAACCGGTATCCAGTTGCTTAACCGAGGTGATGTCGATGGCATTAACGACTTCGCTATTGCCAGAGTACAAAGGCCATGGAGTATTCATGCTCACCTCTTAGGATGCTGGTTCGAAAATTGTTAATGCTTCTTCGGTAAGCTTGATGGCCTTATCGACTCGTGACACCGGCTGGCCTTCAACCTGCGCTTTTGCGTAGGCATCTTTGAACAGCTCATACTTGAACTGGTCGCCGCCGATGAAAGAGATAGCCTTCTCACCAGCCGCCGTATCGCTCATGACCAAACGGAAGATCTCCAGGTTCATGGCTTGTAATTCTGTCATTTGAATAATTCCCATTATGGGGAGTCTCCTGAAGTACGACTTATCCCTGTCAGTTGGCTCGATTAGTGAATAGCTATCTTGTTACCAGCCTAATGGATTTAGCGTTTGAACTTGCTGGTTTTGCTGGCTGTTATTTTCAGCCTGCTTTTGGAGGGCCTCTCGAAGCTCGTCCTGTTGTTGTTTGTAATGCTCTTCATAGTTTTTGCATGGGAAAGAAGACATTATTTTTCCTTACTTGGATAGACACACGTTGCGGATGTAGTCCTGCAGACCGGCTATTTGGATTCGAGCGGTTTCGATTCGCTCTCTGATGGTGAAATAATCCCGTTCAGCGGAGTCAGTAAGTCGGGCGATGGTTCCATCAACCAAGCTGCCGGTGGTGGCAGTTGCGGCCGATTTACAACTGGCGTTGAGTTGCAGCCGCTTAGCGCCATTGGCAACATCACGCTGCAAATCAGCAATCTTACTTTTGGCATCTGCTAATTCCCTTGTGCGATGAGTGTCGATAGCGCTGGCACGGATTTGTAGGTCGGATTGAATGCGGAGGCTTTGAGATAGTTCGCCGTTTGTTTTCTGGAGGCCATCGCGCTCATGGCGTAAGCCCTGGTTGGCATATGCGAAGTAAGCCAGCAGGCCGAGCACCAACGACACAATAGCCATCTGCCAGTGCGGTAGCGGCCACTTCATGCAAGCTCTCCTCCCGCTGCTTTGTACTGAGCCAGCAGGCGATCCACTTTATGCTCCGGCTGCCCGTAGCCTGCACCAGGAAGAGACGCCCAAATGTTTCGGCAATTATTGATAGCCTGGACAATCCTACCGGCCTCTATGTCACCTAGCGCCCTGCGTTCCTTGATAAGCTGAATGGCCCACTTATCCTGTGCCTCTGGTCCAAAGTCAGGAAGGTTAAGCAGCCCCTTGTAATGAGCCCAGTCACGAAGCATGAACTGATACCGCCCGGAGGCGTTTGAGGTCAGCCCCTTGCTGTTGATCTTCTTCGATGGGCGGCCCTTGTTGAATGGATGGTCAGAGTAATCAGTGAAAACTTCCGGCTTCTTATCTACGCCGGTAACAATGACGTCATAGCCGTTGTTCTTTGTTGCTGGGCTAGTTGATGTACCTTCTGACCAAGCCAGCATATCCAGAAATGCGCGTAGGTTATTGCTGATTTGCATTGCCTTCCCCCAAGCGCTTCAGAAAGCGACTCTCAACCATGCGAATGGCTTCTGCACCAGACCAGCCAGCCAAGCCAGCGATACCGCCTGCTATCTCTGCCGCCCAGCTTGAGTAACTCGCAAGCAACAACACCAGCGCACCGGCGAATACTGATATCAGGATTTTGAGCAGGAAGAATGACCAGCGAAACTGCTCGCCGTTGATGATGCGCCAGGCATAGTTCGCAATGGTTCCGAGTAACGTCATGATGAGCACAAGGACAACACCTAGCATGCTAACTGACTCTGGTTCTTTGATAGGCATTCGCATGACCTCCCCCTGCCGGGTTCTCGCCCGATCTTCGGGTGGTAGAAATGGAATAGCCGCCCACTGTAGTCACTCAGCGATAGAGGGTGATGTGTGAGGTGATTGACTGTTTTAGCGGGCGACTAAATGAAAAAAGCCCCAGCGGTTAGGCTAGGGCTTGATAGATGCGGCGTTTCTTTGGCTGGATTCGAAGTGACGCTCCCCACTTCCTCATAACGGCTTGCCAGCATGCCTTCGCATACAAAAAAGCCCGCATCAACTCAGCGGGCACTCTGTATGCTTGCGGTGCTTCAGCTCAAGGCTTATCGGCGATAACGCCATCGATAACCGGTGTGCGCTGTTTACTTATTTCCTCGTCACCGCGCTCTTTCGCTTTACGCTCCCGAGCATACCTGAAATATACACGTTCAAAACTTAAAATCAAATTATATTTGCGATATTTTGCATTATGCCGCCAAGTTTTCACTTTTTAGCGTCACGTTCGATGCCAACTTTGCATACATCACCTCACCGAACAATTCACGACACCACCTAACCCTGTCGATGCATTGTTTTTGGCTTAAGCTCGGCGCGTAAACTCGCTGCAGATAATTTGCGATACTTTGCATGTCCTCTCGGTCACAATAATACTTAATCGCTACAGCGCGGATCGGGCTGTATTGATTGAACGTTTCACAGATTACATTATCGATATATTTGCCTTCTTCCCCTTCTTTGGCGAGACGCAGGACGTTGGCAAATGAGTTTCTTGGGTTAACGATATCCTTGGCTTTTAGGAATAATTCAGTTCCACGATAGCCTAGATCATGCAACTCCATTACTGTGGATACGATCGACTTACCTCGGTCATCATCCCAATGGGTTGCAATCATCAGGCGACCGATAACGCCGCATGCTGATGCCGGCCCTGTACTTCCTCCCGCATATTCTCCCCACATGTGTAGCACTGAACGAATCCACCGGTCTTGCACTGGCGTAAGCTTCCTGGCTTTGCCTAGATAACTTTTGCGTGGGGCTTTAACCAGCTCCAGACAAGCCTTCTGGTTCATTTGGCTCATACCCTAACCTCAGTGTTAACCGGCCTTTTCCACCGTCTGTTTTTTACGATGCTCTCCACTAGGGAGGCAGACACGTCGAACTTTCTGGCTACAGATGCTCTGGAAATCCCCTCGGTATTTACCAGCTCAAGAATTAGCGGAACGTCATCGGGTTCGATTACCGTCCAGTCGTGTCGCTTCTTCTCTCCGCGTGTGTCAGCCTCTGTTGTCCACATTGGCCGGAATATCCGGTGGGCCTTGTCTACGGAAATGGTTCCGTTCTTACGCTGGCGTAATCCGTAATGCCTGCCTTCGTGACTGGCCCGTAGCTCCCTTGCGTGGGCCTTTGCTTCGTTGATATCGGTGAACATCAGGCCACCCCCGACTTACAATCTCGGTAGACGTCCCACATTCGGCGAACTATTTCGCTCACGTAGTAACCTTCAATGTCCTTGTCTAAGCGGTATTGAAAGCCAAGATGGGAGAATTTAAGGCGAACCATTGCTTCAAATGATTGGCTCATGCAGCCTCCAGTTGTTTCTTGAGTGCTCGTGTTTTGGCTCTGTATTCGCCCCTGATGCGGATATAGTCCTCTCGCCGGTATCGCGTCATCTCATGTGGGCCGTTCAGCCAGTCAACGGCAGCCTGTCCAACCCTCTCGATAAGTCGAGCCTCGTACTGCTCAGCTACTGTTTTGGCTTTTGCGCCATACTTGGCCGATCCGCCATTACAGGATTTGCACTGTCTATAGGCATTGAGTTCAACAAAGCGCAGTTCAGGGAAGCCGCCAACGGTCTTGAAGTGGCCGCAATCCCATTGGCCGCCGTGCAGGTCTGGCGGATTGGTTTCGCCACAGCTGATACAGGGCTGATCATGGTCGCGGGTTCGAATGAATTCGTTGAATGCTTTCTGGGCTTGTGCTTTGAAGTAACTGGTTGGTTTTACTGCTAACTTGCGGATTTTGAGGCTTTGACGTTCTGCGTGGACTTCTGCTTTGCGTTTCTGTTCTGCTTTCTGGATTGCATCCTTCTTTTTCTTTTCTAGCGCTTGAACTGCAAATACTGCGCCGTGCTCCGGGCTGCACCACCATTCTTCAAATCTTCTGGGGTGAAACCAGGCCCTACAGATTTTACAGCGTCGTCTGGGTTGCTTCGCCACGTTGCCACCTCCACTCTAAATCCCTTTGCCACACCTTCAGGTTTTTAATCACCATCGGGTCAGTGGAGTTGAGATACTTCCTGCGATGGCGAACGCACTTGATGTAAACCACCAGGCCGTATAGCCAAAAAGTCAGCGGGTATGTGATTAAAGCAAGCGCCACAAGAATACTTATCGGCAAGTCCCACAAAATAGTGCGAATTTCAATACCAAGCGCGTTGCTGGCTAAAACCTTGAGCCTGTCAAATATCGCCGTCTCGCAAGCCGCATATGACATGCAGTCCAATAAATTGAACTCGTACCCTGCCGATGCCGCCAACGATGGCCGGTCACAAAAATGTTTAAACGTCAGCATCCTCTTCCTCCTGGTTGCCCATGGTTTCGTCTGCTCGCCGGTCAATTTCCCGGTTGCAGGCTTCGCAGATGTACGTTTCCGCTTCTGATAGCTCTTTGGGACAGTTGCAGCATTTCATCTTGTCCTCCGTACGCGGTTAAACCGGCTCTGTAGTAGCGGCCAAACTGCGTCGTATGTTGGAATGTCTGCTGGGGTTAACTTAGGCTTGCGGGGTGTCTTGCTGGTCGTCTTGAATATCAATCTCTCTTCTAGTCTGTCCCATGCTGATTTTCTTCGTCTGCTCATGCAGCACCTCTCAGCAACGAGTCGAGCTGATAAACCCTGCTTGTGCTGCGGTACGCTTCGAACGATGGATGCCCGGCAAGCGACGGAACAAACACGAGGCCCATATCGCTCCACTTGTCTGTGTTGTCCGTGTGATATATGCGGGATTTAGCTGCCGCTTTACCTGACTCACTGCGGTTTTTGTTAACTGTCAGCATGCACTTGACCAGGCCCATTGAAATGCCTTTGGCGCTTATCGATGCTGTTGAGCGACCGAGCGCTATCCCGATAGTCTTGTTGTCGGTCTTTTCGTAATGCTGCGTCAGATACGCCATTTCACTTTCAGTCCAATTTGGCTTTCCCATTACGCCACCTGTTTCTGTTTGAGTTGGTTGTATTCCCCATCCGCAGGGTTGCTGAGGATGAGCCCGAACTGCCCGGCCCACTCTTCGACTTGCGTCATAAAATAATGCATATCACCAGTGTCCAAATCCGAGGTATGCCGCGGCTCGTAACTGCTGGTCTTCTCACCGGTTCGGAAGTTTGTGTATTCGACTTCCTCGCAGCCAAGAAACGTACTTTTCAGGTTCTTCTTCACCCATTTCTCTGTGCAATGGGTGCGGCCATGCTTAATCAGATATTTGCTGATTTCGGCATACCAGACGTGACTGAGTGCGTTTTGAGAGAGACTGCGCTTGTTGCGCCATTCGGATATTTTTACCCGGTAACGCTTACCGCTGGAGATGAGTTCGAAGAGTTGCTTTGTGAATTGGCCTAGGGTGCTTTTGTGTAAACAAAAGTCCTCCATAGTAACCTCACGTCATTTTGTACATTGACTGGCTGTAGCGGTGTTTGTCGCACTTTGTACATCGCCATTCACTCCGAGCATAGTTAGCTTCGTCGCCGTGGATTGTTCTGTATAGCTTCCATTCGTGCTTGCAGAAAATTCGCTTGATGAACCCCATGACTTACTTCTCCGTGGTGGGTGGCTCGATATACTTCCAGTGAGTGGCATCTCGCGCCACGGTACGTAATAGCCCGGCAGGAAGTGCTCGGTAAGTCATTGCGTCGTCTTGGTTCGGTGTGTATGCCAACACCCTAGTGCGTGGGTGAGAGTCATCTGGCATTCTCTCGGCGCAAGGTATCCAACCATCAGATTTCGCCGCCCTGCGGAATGCTAGTAGCTCGCGGTACGCATTAGACTGTGGATTGTTGCCATGCGACATCATCTCAAGTTCATCGTCTGTGAAGCTGTTTTGGTCTTTCATGGCTTCTCTGGCTCCTGTCTGAATAGCTCGACCAATCTCGCTATGTACACACTACGCACTATTTTGCTCTTGCAGATAACAACTTCGCGGGCTGCTTCGATAACCTGTTCTTTCCATTTGAGCCGGACTGCGATGGCGTCGAACGCCTTCAAATCTCCGCTCCCAATTTCGATTAATTTACTCATACCCCTTCCCCTTTGATTCTGATGCCGATAGCCCGGAGGGCCTCTGAACACTTTGTTATCGCTGAGTTTTTACCGGTTAACATGGCGCGACCAGCGAAAGATTTAGCTGAATTAACATCGGCGCAAACCGGTAGCTCTACAACGAGGCTCTCCCGGCTGGCAGTCCACGCAATCCACGCCAAATCGGTATGAGGGTTTAGGTAATTGCTGCCAGCATTATTCAGCGCGAGCAAGTTAAGGCATTCTTTCTCATCGCTGTGAAACTTAAACCAAGCTTCAAATTGGCTCCGGCTCTCTGTTTGCTTATCCATGGTTAACCTCGGTCAATGCCCAGCAGTATTGTGTTTTGTAGCTGGTTTTAACGCGCTGAACCTTTCCGGCTTTCTCCAGCTTCTTCAGACGCCGCAAGACAAGCGGAGTATCGATTTTCTTGTCTATGTCACGCAGCCAATTAGTTACGACATAGGTCATGCATCGCCCGTGGTCTTTCAGTACGTTGATGATTTTCTCATCGGTTAGGTTATCCATGGTTATCTCCCGGAAAGGCTTTCAGGTTGACAGGTAGCTCGATGTTATTAAGGGCCACGGTAGATACCTTGCCGTTGGTTTCACCTAGCGTTCCAAGCACAATGCGAGAAAATAGCTGCTGCTCCTGCACCGTCATAACCACTTGCTTTGTAACTCCATTGACTCGGATTAGTACGGCGAAATTTTCAATATTCATTGGTTATCTCCACCCTTCGGCTTTTTTGGTTTCCTGCTCATTATTGGCGTACTTACGCGCGGCTTCTTCCTGGTCGATATTGACGAAGTGACCATTCTTCCAGCCCATGTAAAACGTCTTTGGTTGGCCTGAGCGATACTTGCCAATGATGATTTCAGCGATGCCTTTCATGCTGCTGTTCTCGTCGTAAACCTCATCCCGGTACGGGAAAATGATTACATCGGCGTCCTGCTCGATAGAGCCTGAGTCTTTCAGGTCGCCAAGGCCGGGCCGCTTATCAAGTCTATTTTCCGGGCCACGGTTAAGCTGTGCAAGAAGGATCACGGGAACCTTGCTCCGTAGGCAGAACTGCTTAAGCTTGCGGGTCATGTCCCCGATTGCGATATCGTTACGCTCTGCCTTTGGCTTGTTAATCAGGCCGAGATAGTCGATCGCAAGGAAGCTCAGGCCGCCGTCCATGTTCATCCGTTCTGCGTGGGCGATCGCACCGTCAACCGTGAATGAGCCGTCTATCACGTAGTTGTTCTCGTCCATCAGCGTGCCGGTTGCGCCAGTCAGCCGCGTGTATTGCTCCTGGATCATGTTGATGGGGTTGCGCAGCGTACCGATAGAAAGCCCTGCCCGGTCTGCAACGTGTCGCTCTACAACCTGCATGTCCGACATTTCCATCGACACCAACAAGCCTTTGCCCTTCTGACTGCCGATTGAGTTAGCGATGTTGATTGCCAGCTCCGTCTTGCCCATGCCTGGACGCCCAGCGATGATGATCAGGTCGGTTCTGTCAAAGCCGCCGTACTCTTCATCAAGAGGCTCAATGCCGGTTTTCAGGTACATCCCCGAATCAGCACCCTGCAAGCGCTTCTCCAGCACTTCCATGTAATCCGGCAGCAGATCCCCAATCCTGCGCGGTAGCTTGTCGTTGGTTTCGAACTGAACCTTTGACAGGATGCTGGCCACCTCGGCGGTTCGGTCGTTGATGTCGTGGGTGCCAACGTTCTGCAGGATGGTGATTGCGTTTTGCAGGTCGCTTACCCCTTTGCGGATCATCCAGCACTGGCGAACACGCTTGGCCCATGCCCGAATGTTGGCCGCTGACTTGCACCGCGCCGAAACGGTAAGCACAAAGTCCTTGCTGGGGTCGGGAACGCTGTTTTTCACAGCAAAGGCGTCGATTGGCTCTGCCTGGTTCAGCAGCGTGGTGATTGCTGAGTACATGTGGCGGAGGTGGATATTTTCAAAAGCTTCGGCAGGTAACTTCCCGGCCACTTCCCGGCAGTCAACGTGATCGCCCTTGATCATCATCGAACCGATGAGTTGTTCTTCGAAGTCGTAACTTTCCATCAGTCCTCCCGGGAAAGTATTTCGTCAATTTTCTCTTGGCGTAGAGCCGTCTCGATCCCGTATCGCTTTCCATCCGGGTTATCACCACAGGCCCATTTTGTAGGCGTGTATCCATGGGCCAGATAGCCATTCAGGAAGGTGTCGATTTCATTCGGCTTGGTGCCAAGGTCTTTGCACTGCTTCAGGTAGGATTTCCACAGGCGCTTAAGCCCATTCTCGACTGTGTCGGTCACGCTGCGGATTTTCGGTAAACCGAATCTCTCGGCTTTGCAGTTCCATGTCTCTTTCAGCCTGTCACGGTCGAAGGCTGGCATTGCAGATCGTGGATTGGTTCCCTTGGCTCGATGGTTGGTGCCTTTCTGCCGTGGGGTTAATTTCTCTTCCACCGACAAGCCCACATCGTGGGTTTGGGTATTATCTTTCTTTTCTTTTGTATTATTGTCTTTTGTGGTTAGCAACTTCTGCAAAGGTGATTTAGCGACTTGTGCTAATGTTTTCTTAGCAGGTTTAGCTAATGTTTTGCAGAATCCGTTAACCTTGGTTTTCCAGTCAGCAACGTTAGTGTTCATGCCAACTTTCCGCCCTTCCTGAAGAAGTACCTTTTTGTTGATAAGCAAGTTCTTAGCTGTTGAACAATGAGTAAGATGCTTGCCGATCATCGCCTCAATTTGCTCGTTGCTGATCCAGTCCATCTTTTTGCTGTAGCCATACGTTTTTCTCCATACAGCCAACACAACGCACATCTCCGTTTCGCTTAAACCAGACGCCATGACCGCGTCTAGCAGCTCATTAGCTACGCGCGTAAAGCCATCCTCTAATTGAGCCACGCGATGCTCCACAACCTCTGGAGAGGTACTGACTAGCGTTAAATGTCTAGCGACGTTCATCTTTCTTCACCCTCTCTTGTTGCTGCCGGAATGTTTCTGCAAACCTCTTACCATAATCGGGATTGCACGATGCGATATAGACCAGCCCATCAGGTGAATCAGGGTGACGCCGCTCCTCTTCCTGCTTGGTATTCCTGCGTTTATTCATGTATAATTTCCTCGTTAGAAAGACATATTGATTTGATCTGAACGCTCGGCTGCAACCGGGCGTTTTTTATTGGGCGTTAACAGCTGCGCCACTTGCTTAGCCAGCCTTGCAAGGTCATCGTCAACGACGCCCCACTCCAGCACCGCCAGCAACATGCTCATGCGTGGTATCAGGCTTTCCTTCCAGCGTGTTACTTGTGACGGAGCCACCCCCACCGCATCAGCGATAGAGCTAACCCCTTTCACAGCAATCTTGTTTAGTAGCGCACTCTCAATCTTCAGAGCGGCTTTGCGTGTCTTTGCAACTTCCATAAGTGATAATGTCCCTATCAAATAAGTGATGTGATCAGCCCGTGGGTGACCACTGTTGTGATTTGTTTTTTGGATTTGTCGCGTTCTCGGCGACGGTGTAAGGCTTCATGCCTATTGTGAAAAGAGCGGTGATGGTGTTATGCGGCTTGGATGTCGCGCCTTATGCTTGGGAATGGTTTTAGTTCTTCGGCTGAGACAGTCCCGTCTTCATGGACGGTTACCGTGATATCGCGCTCAGACGAAATGGCCTTAAAAATTGCACTTTGATACACACCAAGATCCTTAGCGGCTTTGGTCTGCCCGAAGCGATTTGCGTAATCCTTAAGCTTCATACGCTGCATCATATTGGGTCTCCTTTTGTGACATGACAAAATTATCACCGCTAGAGCTTAAAATGTCAACTCCAGCGGTGTTATGTAATTATTCCTTGCGGTGATAAATTCGGGATATGAAACAGAAAAAGAAACCACTCACACCAGAGCAGCTCGAAGATGCTAAGCGCTTAAAGGCCGTTTATGAGGCAAGGAAGGCTGAACGCGGCATATCACAAGATGATGTAGCCGATGCTCTTGGCGTTGGGCAATCTGCAATAGCTTCCTTGCTTAATGGAGTTAACGCCCTTAACGCGAGCAATGCTTCAGAATTGGCAAGATTCTTTAACGTCGGAGTTGAAGAGTTCAGCCCATCTATTGCCAGCGAGATTGCTCAGATGTATTCAGCTCTAGGCCAAGAAGGCAAATCAATTCCAAAGTACGAGTACCCCCTCTTTGCTGAAGTACAGGCTGGCCCTTTCGGTGAAGTTGGTACTTACACGGAACGTGACGCTGAGAAGTGGATCGCGACAACAAGGAAGGCCAGCGATAAGGCGTTCTGGCTGAAGGTGTCAGGCCATTCAATGACAGCACCTCAAGGCAGTCAGCCAAGCTTCCCTGAGGGGATGCTGATACTGATTGACCCAGCAGAAGAAGTTACCCATGGGGATTATTGCGTAGCCTCTCTTGATAACTCAGAGATCACCTTCAAACAGTACCAAGTTTACGCAGGCCAAGTACAACTCGAACCACTAAATCCTCGCTATGACATCATCAAATTTACCGAGGGATGTAGCATCATCGGGAAGGTAGTCAAGGCCCAGTGGCCGGAAGAGACGTTCGGGTAGGTGGTGGTGGCTGATAATTGATTTAGCTAATTAATTTATATTTTTGCTCTAAAAATGGACATTCACTAGTGGCGAAAACAGATGATTACTTGCCTAGCCAGGCGGAGGTTGACCATGCTTTATATTGCTATAAGACGGTCAATTTCACAGGTGTAAAATGGGGCAACAAGCCTCCACCGAACCGGCCAATGATGTGGTTGCAAATGCAAGTAATCCCACAAGACGAAGATGGCATTCCAATTCAAGGGCTGTCTTTCCTGCTTCAGTGGAAACCTGACCAAGACTCGCTAACTGCGCCTGGGCTATCGTACCCAAAAATCAACATTGTTGCCCTTTACAATAGAAAAAGGATTTTCGCAGTTGACACATATCCTTTTGATAAACATAAAAATAATTACAGAATAGATAGGCCTGATTATCAGGATAGTGTTTTCGGCCCTCATTACCATGTGTACTATGAAGAGGCTGGATACTATAGTACAAAGATAGGGTTCCCAATAATTTCTGACATTAAACCTGATGACCTGATAGGGTATTGGGAGTATTTTTGTAAGCAGTTAAATGTTTCTTGCTCAGGCAAGATACCACTTCCTTTAGAGGACGAATCTGGACAGATAGGGCTTGGATTATGATGTGCTCAACGGTGATCTCAAAGCTTGGTTTTGAATGTCATAACATAGGCGAAACCATGAGAATTATCAGCCCATTCACTTATTGTGACGATGGGGAGCATGTTGGCGCTTTTGTTCGTGAGATCAACGGAAGGTTCCTGGTAAGCGACCGATGCGATGCCCTAATGAACATGGAGTCTAGGGGGATTTCTCTCACCAAAAAACGCCTTGACGAAATCCGCGCCCTGCTTCACAAAGAAGGGGCCGAACTCAATGAGCGTGGCGAAATCATTAGCTGGGCAACAGAGCAGACTATAGGCACTGTGACCTCTGGTGTCATACGAGCAGGTATACTGGCATCGTCAATATCACTTGACTGGCACCAGCCAGTTCAAGCAGAGAAGTTCGAAAGCATTGTGATAAACTACCTTTATCACTCTGATTTAAAAAACATCATTTCTCTCAGAGAGAACGTAATAGGATTAAGCGGGCATCAAATCACTATCCCAGTTACGCTAAAAACTGTCGAACCAAAGTATATTTTCACCTCAAGCGTGAAGTGTGGTGGCAGCTGGAACAGCGCGTATTCATTGCTGGGCAAGCTGATCGATCTGAAGAACGCAAATGATGCATTAAACAATAGGTACATCGTCGTTGATAGTGAATCTATCGGCGACCAAATGCAGCAACTCTCGTTATTATTTAATGAATCCAGTCACATCCTTCCGTTCGCTAAACGCGAGGCTTGGATTAAGAGATTGGCGGCATAAAATCCTGCACAACCCGGCCCCGAGCCGGGTTTTTTGTGTCTATCTCAAAGCATCCAGCGCAAACTCCACGGACAAATCCACTTCCTTTCCATCTGACAGCATTAATATCATCTCAATGATCGACTCGTTCGTGACTACCCTATCCTCTGCGCAAATCTGAATCACCGCCTCCCCGACCACCAGGCACATAGCCTCGTGCGCTTTTTCCATGTCCATAACTACCAACCTCCGTTTGTTTTATGTGCGATTCACTATAGCACGAAAAATAAATCACCTTAAAAATCAAAAGTATCACTTTGAGAGATACGAAATTATCTCTCGCGGTGTTGATTTATAAATCTCTAGCGGTGATAATCAATACATCGACAGCAACAACGTCACCCCAGACCACCGGGACGCTCTTTGTAACAACGAGCTTGGATGCTCTACGGAAGGTGCCGAGAACGCACCGAACCTAACCGATTAGTGAGTGCCCTGTTGCGACAGGTCAGCCACCAATCATCTAGGAGTCATCATGACAACGATTACTTATGGCAAGTCAGTGAAGCCGGTAAGCAAAGAAAACGCAGCGACTCGCCGCCATCAGCGCCGGGCAGCAGAAGCGATTGATCGGAAGCTGGTTGAGTTGCGGATTTGCAAGGCGCTGGGTCAGCAGCCGGAAGTGGTAGAAGCGGTAAGCCAGGAAGTGGTAGCAGCTCGCAAGCCTTCAAACCGTGCCGAGCTGGTAACCATTACCCACTTCAGCAAGCCGGTGAGCAATTCAGACAACACTTGCTTACCCCAGGTAGCGATGTTCAACGCAGGGCATCGTAAGACACGCAAAGACGCAGTTCACATCATTAAGTGAGGGTTAGAAGATGAGTAAGCGCCTTGAGATTTTAAAAGCCTCGCTTGCCAAAAAAGAGGCGCGGTTCAATGAGCGCCTGCAGAACCACTTCGACACGGTAAAGCAGGCTAACGGCCAGCCGCTCAATGATAAGCGTAACGGACGCGCAACACTGAACAAGTGGGATAAGCAAAGCGACGCTCTACGGACACTTGAGAGCAGCATTCAACGGACAAATGCCGCTATCGAGCGGGAGGAAATGAAAATCGCCTCCGCCAGTTCGGTGAGCATTCCGGCATTCATGCAGAAAGCAATGGATGATGGCCTGATTACTCAGTGGCGCAAATACCCTCGGTTCTTTTTCGTTACCGGCGTAAAGCATGGCCGGATAGTGCTGGATGAAAAAACCGGGCTGATTACTCACCGCTATCTGAACAAGGTTTCTAAAGAAGAATATCCGCTATTCAGGGACGCATTTAACAGCCTGAATAAGCAAAGCAGAGAATCTCAGTAACTTTACCGCTGCCTCTATACGTAATACGTGGGGGCTTCGGCAAGATTACTAACAGAGAGGGTTGGATGATGGAGATAAAAGAAACCAAACCTGTATGGGTCACGTATACCAATAGTGACCTTACAGAAGGAAGGGGAAGATCAATCCCATTGTTTGTGTGCGAAAGCGAGGTCACGGCAAGGCGGCTTGGTAAAGGCAAGTATGTCATGGGTAGTGATTGCCCTGTACAAGGAGCTACCGCGATTAAAATCGGCCAAAGTTGGCTTGTCCCTGGAATTATTGAACCTGAAAGTGCGCAAGATAAGGCAATCAGGGAAAGAGCTGAAGCTAAAGCTTCGGTCATTCAGAAAATGAAAGATAGCGGTTTTTCAGAAGAAGAAATATCAGCCTTGAAATAACCCCCGCCGGGGCATCTATCACAAGTCGCTATGCGGCTTTTTTTATACCTATCATAAGGTGAAAAAATGAACATCACTGAACTGAATAAGATTCTGGAAGAGCACAAGGTCTGGGTTACTTCATGCTGCGAAAGCGGATCACGTGCCAACCTGCGCGGTGCCAACCTGCGCGGTGCCAACCTGTGCGATGCCAACCTGCGCGATGCCAACCTGCGCGGTGCCAACCTGCGCGATGCCGACCTGCGCGATGCCAACCTGTGCGATGCCAACCTGCGCGGTGCCGACCTGTGCGGTGCCAACCTGCGCGGTGCCAACCTGCGCGGTGCCAACCTGTGCGATGCCAACCTGCGCGGTGCCGACCTGTGCGGTGCCAACCTGTGCGATGCCGACCTGCCGGATCACACCTTCGTTATCATGGGCTATCCGTACTACCTGCAAATTACCAACGGCGAATATGTTAAAGCTGGTTGCCAGAATCACACCGCTGAGCAATGGCGCAAATTCACTAAGCGCGAAATCGCAGAAATGGACGGCAAGAAGGCGCTTAAGTTCTACCCGCAGTTGCTGAAGATTATCGACTTCTATCTCGGTGCTGGTGAGCATCCTGAGTGGCTCAATGAGCCTGATAATGAAACTGAACAAGTCGCATAACGCGGCTTTTTTAATGTCTGGAGAAAATCATGATTTTTGGAAAAACAAGTAGCAACCCAAGCACTGACACTGGCAAGGCTCAAAGCGTGACAATTGGCGATATCACTATCAGCCAGTTCTGTGATGGCTCTGTGTGGCTTGAAAGCGAATCTGGCGAGGATGCGGGTAGCTTTGATGAGGCAAAGCTGGCGGAGGCAATTAAGAGCTTCTACAACGCAAATCTGTAAATAACTAGGGGTGCAGCATGTCTTATCGTGGGAAAGATTGGGCGGTCATGTTAAGCGGCTGCACTGTGTTTTGGTTTGGGCTTATATGGGGGATTTGGGGATGAGTGGATTTAAAGGAACGCCGGGGCCGTGGGAATTGCATCAGGAAGATGGTGAGATTTCTATCAGGCAAGCCGGAACAACGGAGTGCGGGCCGGGCTGGAGTAGTTACACGCAAATTGCCACAGAGTTAAATAATATCCACGACGCCAACCTTGTAGTTGCAGCTCCTGAATTGCTGGAATCACTGCAAGAGGTAGTGGCAGCACTTGCCGAGCTTGGATTTGATGGCCCGGCAGAGCGAAAGGCACAGGAAGCAATCAATAAAGCCCTCGGCGAGTAGCACAGTCCCCAGCCCATTCCATCTGAGTGGGCTTGATACTGGCTCCAGACCAGTGCGACATAGCACCTCTTCGGCCTCCATGTGAGGCCATTTTTTTATCTCAAATCCAGGAGTTCCCCATGCATCAGCTTGCTTTTGCCGGGTGCCCATGCGTGGGCACTCAGTACGAATCACTACTCGAAAGAATCACTCGCCGGATGCGCGTTATCGGGCGCTGGCTTAAAGACACCCTGAACCAGAGAGGTGAGCCATGAGAATAAAACCCGTCAATATCGGCACCATCAGCGTGTCGCAGGTAAATAAGGCTTTATCCACCCGCTACACCAGGGAGTTTCCAGATACCGAGGATGGCCGTTACAAGGCTTACCGCTGGGCATGGGAAATCTATATGGGGTGGGCAGGCGAACAGGAGCAAGCGGCATGAAAGAGTTTTTGGATAACGATGATCTGTTTGTCTCTCACATGCTCGGAGAAATCAGCGAAGAGATGACGGATGAACTAGCAGCAATGGAAGCCGCCGCAGATTACCGTTCAGAACGGCAGGCCCAACAAATGGGGATCGGCTATGAGTAAAGCATTCTTTCAACAGTTGGCGAAGATTCAGCGCGAACTTAACGCACCGAAGAATCAGCGCAACACGTTCGGTAACTATAACTACCGTAGCTGCGAGGACATCCTGGAAGGAGTTAAGCCGCTACTGGGTGACCTGTTCCTGTCCGTCAGTGATGAGATAGTCCAAATCGGTGACCGGTTTTACGTGAAGGCAACGGCAACAATCACGGACGGCGAGCATAGTCATTCGGCTTCCGCAATGGCCCGTGAGGCGCTTACAAAGAAAGGCATGGATGATGCGCAGGTTACCGGCGCAACAAGCTCGTATGCCCGGAAATACTGCTTAAACGGACTGTTCGGAATTGATGATGCGAAGGACGCAGACACTGACGAGCATCGCAAGCAGGAAGATGCCGCCAAGCCTGAACCGCAAAAGCAAAAACTTACCCATCAGCAAGTGCTTGAAAAATTTACAGCAGCAGCCCCCACTCTTGATATTTCCAGACTTGAAGAGTCGTTCGCGTGGACTAAGGCAAAGCTGGCCGCAAGGAAAGATCTGCTGGTTAAGGCTGCTGAGGTTTACCAGCTTCAAAAAACTGACTTGGAGTTACCAGTCTAATGCATAGCATCACAGTACGACTTAACAAGGCGGCGCGTGAGTTTCAGGCCGGTGACAACATCGGCTTTAACATCCGCACCGGGGTTCAGTATTACGACCGGCAGAAGAAGCAGAAGGAATGGACGAACTACAGCGCCGCTGTGTTTGCCAAGCCCGGCCCGCAAGCTGATTACTATCGCAGTGTGTTGGTTGAAGGTGCAATCGTGGAAATCAGCGGCGAGAGCATTCGTGTTGAGGTGTACGACGGGCAAAACGGCCAGACCATCACACTTGAGTTGCAGAACGCCCGGATCGGCTTTGCGCATTCGGGTGTCAGCCAGGGGAAGCCGCAGCAAAGCTCCGGGCAGCACTCGAATCAGCAAAGCAATCAATCGGGCTGGAGCGATGAGCCGCCCTTCTAAGTAACCACCCTCCCCGCAGGTAAACAATCATGAAAGAAGACTACGCGACAATTGTTGCGGGATGCCTCGCGGCCTTTGACAGCCTAAAGCGGGGAGAAACACATCAGCGCGCCAACGGAATGATGGCCCGTACAGCCGCACGGATTGCGGCATCTCAACCTGACTGCCCTCTTCACCTTCTGCCAGCTTCCAGAGTGCCATATAGCCGTGATAACCCGGCACCTGAACGTTACTGCACCCTCGTACATATCGACTGGTACGGCAAAGGCTGGTCACGCAAACAAGGATAACCTCATGAACGAAACAAACCACCCATCCTCACTAGCTACATGCACTCTCATTCAAGACTTCCTCAGCGTGAAAGACGGCGGTATTTACGAAGCTGTAGTGAATCTCAAGCAGCAGCTGGATGCTGTTGCTGCTGAGAATGCGCGGTTACTGCCAAAAGCAGCCAGCGAACTATCAAACGCCTGGGTGCTGAACAAGTACTGGGTTGGCATCAATGCGGCGCTCATGCATCTGGAAATGGGCCGCGTTGAGGTGGCTCAGGAATGGCTAAGGAATACGATTGCAGGCCCCGGCCTTGATTGTCCAGAACTCGAAGAGGTTGACGATATCGATGCATGGGCAGCGCACCAGAACCGGGGCAGCATCAGCCACACTCAGGCGCTGGAAATCATCAAGGCCGAAACCCCCGCAACCTCCGCAGCACTGGCAGAAGTAGAGGCTAAAGCGATTGAGAAGTTTGCAGATAAACGCGGGTTCTCTTTCCAGCACGGAAGTATCCATGCGCACTTTGGCAACGGCGACATTCTTATCGGCTCTACTAAATTCGAAAATGGTCACGCTGGAATCTGCTTTGCCCCTGTGCGTGAAAAGGATGGCGGCGTAGGTACTGAATACAAATGGACTGAGGGTAAGAACACCGACGAGGTTGGAGCGGTGTTTGTTATCTCCAGCAGTTCTGTCGCGGGGCTTGAAGTAATTCAGGCGAAATTGTCCGAGGCGATTCAGCAACTGCGGGAGGGCCGGGTATGAGCAAGCGCCGTTACGACAATCGCAAGGCCCGCATTGAAAAGAAATTCAGCACTGAAGCAATGCGGCTGCTGATGGCTCTTATGCCTCGCCAGTACCCCGCTGATGCTTTCGATTTGGAGTGGGGGTATAGCGATCACCTTGATTACTCAGAGTGGGTGGTTACCACCGTTGATTATTGGGGGGAGGCAGACAGCTACGATGCATTTTTCCTTCTGCATCGCTCATTGATAGACCAAACAACAGATTTGGAAGGGCTGATTAACCTCCATGAAGCGGCTGGATGGGGAGAGGAAAAGGAAATAGTTGATGAATCCCCTTACTACTCACCGTGGCGCATGGGCGGGGAAATCACCCGCTCGGTAATCATTCGGCATTGTCGCCAGTTGGTAAAAGCTGGCGTGTCTTGGGAGGCCCGGTGATGGCAACTAATAGCGAACTGAAGGAGAAAGCCAAAAAGTTAGGCGTCATCCTCTCATTTGAAAATAACTTTTGGGGCGGCGGCCCTTGCGTAATCGCTACTTTCCAAACCCATCAAGGCGGAGGTTGCGATTCGGCGCTGGCGTGGATGAAGGATTTTAGCAGCAGGGATGATGCAGAGGCTTATGCGCTGAAAATAGCAATCAGGAACGCAAGTCCCGCAGTTAGTGACAGCGAGACCCATCATGAAGAGTAACCGTGTAGCCAGGCGCTTATTCGGCGCATTCGGGAAAATCAGCAACACACGGCGCATCACGTTGCGCGTTCTTAACGACCACTGGTCTTGCTGGCGAGCAATCAGCATTGACCAAATCAAGCCTACACGCAGCCAGAAGCGGAGCAAGCGCCGGATTGCCGCAATAGTAGCGTGGGTCGGGCAGCACACACAGGGGGAGAGAGATTGAGTAAATACATTTCATCACGCATTCAGCCGTTGAGAGAGCTTCTCAACAAACCTAGCGTTTTCCCTGGCAAGCAATCGGCATTGGTGACAGTAGCAGTTCCTGAAGATATGGTCGACCTATGCCGGTTTGTCGCCAAGAACCCAGGGTTACTTTCAATGCTCATCGGGTATTACGACACGGCAACGATGATGCAGGAGCAACAGCATGACAGATAAATTAGAAGCACTGAAAGCGGCAGCGCTGGCCGCTACTCCGGGGCCGTGGTATCGCTCAAGCGTCATGTTCAACGGCATCACTTCTGAGCAGACATTCATGACCCAGGGTAACAAGCCGCACATCGCAAACGCAGGGGAAAAACGTGATGCGATATTCATCGCCGCTGCAAGCCCTGATGTGGTGCTCTCACTGCTGGCAGCGCTGGAAGAGGCCAACAAACACGCAGAAGCTGAAAGTGTTGGCGCGGATAAGAGTGCTGTAAATGCGGTTGAATGGATGAAACGCGCAAACGCAGCAGAACAGCGAGAGGAGCATCTAAAAGCTGATGTGGCAGTGATGGGTAAGCGGATAGCAGAGCTTGAACAACAACTAAAAGGAACAAAATAATGACTACTCAAAAAGATAATGCCGTAGGCGCAATGCAAGATTTCTTCCCGAACGGTGGCCGCGATTGGGATGCTATCAACGCGATGTATGAGGCTATCGCAGCTGGAAAAATTCCAGGAGTAGCAACAGGGCAACGAGTTGCAGATCTTGAACAGCGCGTTGAAGCTTTACACCTGCAAGCCGTAAAAGACGGAAATCACATAGTAGAGCTTGAGCAGTATAAAGGGCTAAATCTATCGATAAAAGAAAACCTCGCTAGCACAATCAAAGAGCTTGAGCAGCGACCACAGCAGCCTATCAAGTTACCGGAGCTTGATAGTGATCTGATTGATATTTTAGGTCGCCCTAACTTTGCTTGTATACGCATAGCCAAGAGACTTAGAGAACTGGGCTATGAAATCAAAAGGCGTAGCGAGAATGAGCAAGCCGCTACGCTCCATTTCTTGTTAAGTCACTACTTAGCTGATGGTGGGAATTGGCGTGACACTGCGGAAATTGCTTTACGTGGTAATGCGGATAAGGTCGAGGGGGAGTGATATGTCAAACGTAGAGGCTCATTGGTCAGTCGATTTGTGGGTTGAATGCCCAAAGTGTGAGGAAAGTTTCGACCTAAACTCAGATGGCGAATTTACTGACGGCACCAGTGGTTATGCGTTGGAAACCACGGAAAACGTTGATGTGGAATGCCCTGAGTGTGGGAATAAATTCAAAGTAGATTTTGCCTGGTAGGGAGGTGATGCATGACCATATCAACAGTAACAACTGAAGCCATTGCTGGCGTTGCTGACTTAAAGGCCGGTTACACACTCGGTCACGCTGATGTGGCGATACTAAAAGCACTGGCCGCAGAGCTGCTGGCTGTAAGGGAGGCGCAGAGTGTGCCTGTGGCGTGGAAGCAGAGATTTAGTGGTGACCACTGGCAGAGTTGCAACAAGTCAATGTTCGATTATCTATCTGAAAATCCAGACCCGATTGTAGAAGTCAGGGAGGTTTATGCCGCCCCGCCTGCGCCTGCGGTGCCGGATGAGAAGCCATTTAGTACGCCGCGAATACTGGCGGCCATTAGTGATTGGAGTAATGATGATTGGTCGGCTGTATTTGAAACCTTTCCAAGCATTAAAGACAAAATCAGCACAGCGCTTTCCGAGCAGGTGTCGAACGATACTCGCCGCATGGATTGGCTTGTAGCGCACCACGTCGAGGTCAGGAAACCACTACTGTACGGCAGTGAGAAATTCTTCACGGCGCAAACAATGACTGATGAAGAGGATGATTATCACGCCACGTCACTGCGTGAACAAATCGACGCAGCCATGGCAGCAGCACCTACCCCTACCAAGTAATCCCCATTCACTCTTCGGAGTATCCCTATGAACATCATCAGCGTCAGGATTCCCCGTGCCTATTTCACAGATGGCCGGGTCAGCACGGATTCGCTAGAGCAAGTTATTCATCAAGGGCTTTGGAGTCAGTGCGGAGTTATGCCTGCACCGGTCAAAGTGACTTTGCATGAAGGGCATATGACTTTGGCATCCGGCTGCAGCGCTGATGATGTCGAGAGAATATTGGGCTTAGGAGACAAATCATGTACGCAGACCAATTAGACCAAGCTGCAGAACTTACCCAGCAGATTATCGATATAGCCCTTCTTAGCCGGCAGCACGAACCGGCACCCTCGCCCATCTGCCTCAACGGTGATTGCGGTGAGCCATCGGTGCCAGGAGCAAACTTCTGCTGCAAAGAGTGCCGGGAAGATAACGAGCGCCATCAGTGGAGCCTGAAGAATCGGAGGGTTGCATGAAGATTAGAGTTGATTGGGAGTTGGTGATAGTCATCGCGCTATTGTGCGCTGCGGCAGCGATACTTGGATGGGGGATGCAGGGATGACAGCAGAGAACTTAATTTCCATAGCGATTGCCGCTGTAGGCTTCTTTGCCGTGATGTTCTGGGTGTGGAGGGATACGAGTGGACGTGACAATTGAGAATGCTTTACGTAGTCAGGCGCGACGATGTAGGTCGGAAATCATAGCTCAGACACAAGGCAAACCGAAAAAGCAGCACGACCCTATCACCACCGCAATTCTCGACTCTCACGCAAAAAAAATCACCGCACTACCACCGGGGAAATTCAGCGCAAAACTGTGGCTGAGCTATTTTGTGCATCTCATCGATAAAGAAACGAGGCAACCATGAGCGACATTAGGCTGGATGATGAGATTTTTAACCTCACCGAGGCCGCTGCATTCTTAAAAAAAACCCAGAACGGTCAGGGCGCTTATCAAGGTGAAGAGGATTATGGCGGGGAAAATCGGGGTCGCAGCAAGTGCTGTTTTGGGCGATATCTAGCGATCTGACAAGTGATTTTAAAAAAACATAACCACTTCGGCCATCTCGTTTACAATGGTGGCCGGTTGTGTGCTCGAGGCATAACCATGACCAAGTTACTTACATTAGAAGAATGGGCTGATGAAGTTTATACGGACAAGTCTAGACCAACTGTGCCAACGCTCCAGCGGTGGGCAAGGAACGGGAACATATACCCGACACCGGATAAACAAGGCAGGCAATACTTAGTTAAGCCTGGCGCAATCTATATAAACCCAAACGACCTAAATCTCGGAAAGAAAATAAGAGACGCCCAAAGCGCGGAGCCCGCACGGGCCGCGTTTATGGAGAAGGTAATCAATGACACGGCGAAAGGACGGGTATGATATGAAGCTGCCCAAAAATTTAACTTATCGCTGTAAGGGAAAATCCTTCTATTGGCGCAATCCTGCAACCAAAAAAGAAATATCGCTAGGGCCTATCGCGCGCAGGGATGCGATTGCGCAGGCGATCGAGGCCAATCACTACATTGAGCAGAACTACTCCCCTGTCCTTTTGTTGGACAAAATTAAGGGTACACACGAATACACGATGGACGCCTGGCTTGAGCGATACGATGTTATTTTCAAACGCCGTAAGCTTTCCGCGAACACTTACAAAGCTCGTAAGGGGCAGATCGCCATTGTCAGCCAGAAAATGGGCACAATGGTGCTGTCAAAAATCACGACGCGCCATGTCGCCGAATTCCTCGAGTTCTGGGTGGTTCAGGAAAAGCAGACGATGGCCACCACTATGCGATCAGTGCTGTCTGACATTTTCCGCGAGGCAATTGTCGAAGGCCATATTGATAGCAACCCTGTGACACCAACGAGAGCGGCCACGGTTACTGTGAAGCGTGAACGCCTGGAGCTGGAGCAATACGTAGCCATTCGTGAAGCGGCCACCGCTCTGCCCGCATGGTTTGGCCTTGCAATGGATCTCGCGCTGATCACCGGCCAGCGTCGGGAGGACGTGGCGCAAATCCGTTTCGAACATATTGTTGATGGTCGCCTGCAGATCACCCAGGGAAAAACTGGCGCCATGATCTCTGTACCACTGGATTTGGAGCTTCTTGCGCTGGGGCTAAAACTGGAGGCGGTTATTGAACGATGCAGGCAAGCAAGCGCCACAGGTTTTATGGTCAGTTCTGGTATCAGGAAAAACAGCCTGGACGGCTCCCTTAATCCTGACAGCTTAACAAAAACATTTGTGAAGGCCAGGAAACTGGCTGGGCTCGTTCTTGAGGATTCGCCGCCGACGTTCCATGAGATCCGAAGCTTGGCCGGGCGACTGTATGAGAAGGAAAAAGGGAAGGAGTTTGCGATGAAATTGCTGGGGCATAAGTCGGTAAAAATGACGGACAAATACCTCGATACAAGGGGGAAGGAATACGTGATTCTGTAAAAGACCGAGTATAGAAATTCGAGTAAAATTCGAGTAAATTCGAGTTACACAATATTAATCGTTATAAATCAAAAAGATAAAAAAAGACCGAGTACGATTCCTATACTCGGTCTAGGGAAAGGGCTCTTGGGAGAGAGCCGTGCGCTAAAAGTTGGCATTTATGCAAGGTTTGTTCAACCGTGCATTCTAAGAATAGTCCAAGGTGCAAGTTTTGCCAGCCCAGCGCACACAAGTGATAGTTACAAACAGAAATTAATTACGTACATCTCGTCACCACCCGTAAACTTTTGCATAAGTATCGGGTGGTTAGCTGATTAGTCAGCACACAATTTTTCTGCTCTTTCGCGGAAAGGTTGCACGCTCATTTTCTGACCAGGGTGGTTGGCGTCATCCAGCAAGATCACATCCAGCGATTGGGCACGCTGCTGCCCCGCTTTCACCTGTGCTTCTGCTGCTTCATTGAGTGGATACTGCATCAGGGTGCTGTTGTTAAGCACAAACAAGGCGGCCCCTTTGCGACATTGCAGCGTGACTTCCTCTTTGGTGAACGCCCACTGTTTGCCGTACTCCAGCTTAGTGACGTTAACCAGCTTATCTGCCGCCAGCGCGCTCGACGCCGTTGCCAGCAGCGCAATACCAAGAATTACTGATTTCAT